TCGTTCTTTCCATCTATTTCCCTTTTGATCGATGATATCTATCACCTTGTTAGAATCCACGAGGCCTTCCATCATCAGCTCACTGATGCACAAATCCACATCAGCTATCTCTTCCGTCAGGGATTCCAGACATTCCTGCTCTGTCTTCGGTGTCGGGTTCTCTCCACGTAACAATCTGGCATACTTAAGTGATGCCTGCGCCAGTTCCGAACATTCTTCCGCAAGCTGTTCCAGTACAGCAGGAAGTCCGATGGTGTCTATGATGTCATTCATTTGCTATCCTCCATAGAATCGATGCTGACCAACAGGACACATCCCAAACCGCTAAAGAAAGTCACAATGCTGTTGATGCCGATTCCAACGATTATACTCAGCAGACCGAATGCGGTCACGATTGCTCTGCCCCTTTTGCTCATTTGCTATCCTCCTCATCTCCGAAGTCGATATTCAGCATACATTTCTCGTTAAGCATCTTCATCGGTGCGTCCATAAAAATTTTGTAGCAGGTTTCGCATACACTGACATTGATAAGGTTTGTCGTATGTCCACGAACAAAGGCCATCATCAGTGCCACTCCGCCTGCTGTGTAATTGATTTCGTTCTGACAGATATTACATTTGTTCATTCCTGCTCTCCTCTCTCCCACTTGCCGTCATCTGACGGATACGTATCGTACTCTCTTTCAAGCCATGCCAGCTTGCACCTGACGCAACCCTCTCTGTATTCTTTGCTATCATACTTGTTGTTCTCATGGTGGTTGACGCAATCGCTATCTGTTGTGTACGGGCAATCAATGTTATACTCTGCCAACGATTCATAAGACGCTCCGCCGTCATCAATGGAATCTGTAAGGACGGCAATCAGATAATCTCTGTTCGTTGGTTTGGTTTCATCATAGGTGTATGTGATCGTTCTCATCCTGTTCACCACCTCCAATAACCTGTATATGTCCCCAATACCCGTCCGGCAGGTCTGCCAGCTTGTTCTCCATCCATTCCGCAGCTTCAAGCGCTCCGTCGATGGTGGTGCTGTCTACAAGAGTGCCGGTGGGGGATTTGATTTCAACGCTGTATTTATCTGCCATCACTCTTCCTCCCACCAGTCATCCCTGTCTGACGCTGCACTTGCCAGTGCCAGTGACAGAACCGTAACAGCACATCCAATAAAACAGCCGATTCCAAAAGCAAAAAATGTCATTCTCCATCCTCCATGTGTCTCTCGATATAGTCAGCGTTCTCTTCCAGCCTCTTCGCTTTGTCTCTCAGGTACTCCACCACCAGCTGTACGTCGTCCAGCTGGCGGGTCTTGTGTGCCCATTTGAGGAACATGTCCACGTTTGCTTTTTCAGCCGGGAAGAACAGGTCAACAGAAACGCTCCTGCTCCCGATCAGAAGATTCAGCATGTCATTTCCTCCACAAAATTCTTAGCGTCTGTCAGAGAATACTTCTCAGCTTCAACATGGTCGATATCGTTCTCTGTGGGTTTAATGACCACGTAAGTCGTGAACAGGCGCTGCCCGTCGTTCTTGTTGTTCTGTATCCATCTGGTCCGGGATTCGATGCGGTAATCCGTTCCGTCTCCCCGGTAGAAGACCGTCTTCTCACCATTGGGGGTTACGACCTTTCCCGTTGCTCTCCATTTGATCATTTGTTTTTCCTCCTTTTCTTTTCTCTCTTCCATTCAGCCTCATGGCACTTCGGGCAGATGGCCATGCTGAACATGCCAGAGCCGTTATACAGCTCCCGGGAAGCAAACGCGTCCCCGTAAGGGAGCTTCTCTCCGCAGCAGGCACAGTTAATAAAATCATCCGGATCGGTGCTAAAGAATCCTACGTTCCATTCACCCGGGTACGGATACGGTTCATAGCAGTGTCTGTCTGGGTCCCATTTCTGAATCTTTATTGCCATTTAGATCTCCTTTTCTCCCAGGAGCCTCGGCGGCTCCCGGAACTCTCCACTTAATCCTTCTTCCTGGTCCCATTCACTCAGGACCAGCTCGTCAGCCATCCAGATGCACATCCAGATGATAAACTTCCGAGTGTGCTCCTTCTGGCCCTTGATGTAGTGCTCGGCCAAATTGCCGAACTCTTCCAGCATGATGCCGTGCCTCTCGTCGCTCCCAATCTGTCCGTGCCACTTCTTGGCAAGGCGCCACAGGTCTGTGAAGAAGCAGAAATAATACTTAGACGGCATCATGGTTGCAGCTCCTCGATCCTGATCCAGATGCCCGGCACGTCGGCCCAGAACTTCTCCACGATCTCAGACGCCACCAGAGCGTCATCCTGCCAGTACCCGCACTGGGTCATGCAGTCCTTCAGGAGCTTCTGCAGGTTGTCTGTATCCGGCTTGGTGATCCGGTAAGCTCCATCAGGATGGCGTCCCCTGGGGAACAGCCACTTGACGAACAGCCGGAGCCCGCACCGGTACGGCTGGTCCGGTCTGTGCTGAGACAGGTAGGCTGTCAGCTTGGCTCTGGCCGCCTTCAGCTCCGGCGGGTCGAAGAACACCGGCTTGCCGTTCCGGACTATGACCTTATGTTCCTGAGCGGTCACTGTCGGCGGATCCATGTACATGAAAAATTGTGTAAACCGTTCATCTGCATTTTTGTTGTTTTCCATTTTCGTTCTCCCTCTCTACCAACCTTTAAAGTCACTGGCGTGGGGAGGAAGTCGTCGGCGCCAGCATTCGCCGACTTTCTTCCCTCCCCGTGACCCGCACCCGTGAGGAAACGAAACTCGTTTACCCTTACGTAGTAAGGGTAGGTTGGTTTCGAAACTAAACTGACCTTGTACAGTTTCGTTTCGGATTTAGTTTCGAAACTCCGAAACTGACCGCAAAAAGTTTCTGGTTTCGAAACGAAACTTATCAAGGTCAGTTTCGTTTCGTTTCTGGTTTCGTCTGGTCCTTTTCCTTAGCAAAAACAAGACCGTCTTTTATGTAAAAATGTTGCGATCCTGTCTTCCCGCGTATCCATTTCCGGGCGCCCTGTTCTGTCATTCCCCACCTTTCAGCAAGGTCTGTCAGCTTGACATCGGCACCATTAAAAGCCAGATTCGCGTGCTCCAGAATCCTGTCCTGGGCGATCTTACTGCCCTTCTTTTCGTTCTTTTTCTTCCGGGCCTCAGACGCTCTCTGCCACATCGGCTTGACCTCTTCCGGGTCGATATCCTGCAGGAATCCGCCCTCGTTGTCGATGTGATGGATCGGATACTGGAACCACAGGTTGACCGGCGGGAACGTCGGGAACTCTCTGAGCGTCCCCTCAATCCGCCATGCTGTCTGGGTCAGGGCTTCCTTCCGGGCTTTGAATGCCAGCGCGTCACACTCAGCTTTGGAGCCGTGCCGGCCGCCTACTTTCCATCCGTCTTCTTTCAGATGGTTGTCACACCATGCCTGCATATTGGGCACGCTCAGCTGATCATCCGGCCCCGGGAGCTCCAGCTTGTGGTCTTCCAGATACCTGACTCTGGCCCTGCACTCGGCCTTGTCGCCGATGCTCTTTTGCTTGTCATCGTCCAGAGGCAGCTGTATCATATCCAGAAGCGCGTCAGGGTCACGGGCAAACACTCCGGATCCAGATGCCCGGTCCATGGATTTCTTCCCGCCCTGGGCGCCCTTTGAATGATGATGGCAGTATATGACCGCGCATCCCAGCTCAGTACATACCTTGTCGAACTGGTTGCAGAATGCAGCCATCTGGTCAGCGCTGTTTTCGTCGCCGGTAATGACCTTGTAGATGGGGTCGATGATGATGGCTACGAACTCCTGAGACTTGTCCTTTGCGGCCTTGGTGGCCCGCCTGATCAGCTTAGGCGCCAGCTTATCCATTGGCACCGACTTGCCTCTCAGATTCCAGATATCCAGGTTGTTTATGTGCTCAGGCCTGATGCCCATAGCCTCATAGCTGTCCCTGAATCTGTGCAGGCATGACGCCCGGTCAAGCTCCAGGTTGACGTACATGACCCGCCCTTTGGCGCAGTGCCATCCCAGCCAGTCCCGGCCCTCTGCTATCGCTATGGCAAGCTGTATCAGCAAAAAGGACTTGCCGGCTTTACTGGGACCTGCTATCAGCATCTTGTGGCCCTTACGCAGCACACCGCTGATCAGTTCATCTGCCAGATCCGGGATGTCGTCCCAGATACTCTCCAGATTGTCGATTTCAGGCAGGTCGTCATTGAAGCCCTCAATGTAGTCCACCCATTCTTCCCATGAGGATTTTCCTATGTTGGTATCTACAATGTGCTGCTTCTTTCCGCCCCGCATGATCCCGGGCATCCTGGAAAGCCTTGACGGATTCCGGTTCTGCGTATCGATGACCATGCCGTTTTTCTGGCAGACCTCGTAGAGATAATTGACCCGCTTTTTATACTCGGTATAGTCATTGGCGTCTATCTTGACTATGGCGTGCAGGCTTTTCCCTCCGGAATGGACCAGTATTGCCACAGGAAGCTCCAGCTCCCTGACAAGGGCGTTCTGCTTCTCGATGGACATGTTGTCCGATTCCACCAGAGCGTATCGGAACTCAGTTACGTTTTCGTTCCGGGTATACTTGCCGTCCAGCGGATTGAAGCGTATCCACGCCCCGCCCTGCTTGTCATAATCCCCGATGACGTCGCAGATATCATTGGTCTTCTGCAGCTCTTCGATCAGCTGGCCTGCGGTCCTGTCGTAGTGTCCGTTGTTCTTCGGGACCCATTTGGACTGGCCGTCGCCGTTCTTCTTTTCAAAGGATTCCGTTACATATCCGACGTTCTCACCAGGCTCGAACAGCGTCTCCAGATACCTGATCAGCTCCTGCTTGGGGTTCCAGCTGTTAGGTTCGGCGACCTCCCTGTCCTCGATCCAGTCAGGATCCACGACAATGGTGTCGCCCCAGTCCAGCTCATGGCCCGGGTCAGTGCTTGCAGCCGGCTTCCATCCCTGCATCTGGGCAAGGTGTATGATGGTGCCGGCCGTCCTCGGCTCTGCGGATCCCTTGAAGCTCTTCCACTTCTTAGCGCACTCTCCGGGATGATACCGGCCCGGGTCTCTCATGCTCCATGATTCCCAGTCATCAGCGGTACGTCCCTCATACTTCAGGGCCATCCCGACATCGCACCATTCCTCATAGGACAAAAGACCCGGGTTGATATGATTTAAGATTTCAATAAGATCTGTCTTCTCTGTCATAGCGTAATTCCCCAATCAAACGGGTCTGCTGCAGGCTCCGGCTTCGGCGGGACATAGGTCTGAGGGTCAACTCCTCTGGGAACGCCTCTCCATCCCTGTGCCGCTATCCTGCTGATCATGTTGGACGCAGCCTCAAAGGACCATGTTCCGACGTGCTGGAAGCCGTACATTTCAAGACGCCTGATCTGCTTCGGTGTTGCCAGTGATTTGTTCTGCCTCTCCCGCAGCGTGCCCAGGATCTTGTCTGCCTCTCCAGATGTCTTCACTTCATCCGGGTTGATTCCCAGATGCTCCAGATTCTTTTTCTGGATGTCACTTATAGGTTTCAGCTCTGCCCCGAATGCCGGAACATAATTGATCAGGTCGTTGGACTGTATGCTCATAGCGAACTGCAGAGGATCTACCAGCTTTTTCTTCCGCCTGCGCATCTGGGCAAGCTGTTCTGCCAGTGCTTCCTCACGGTCCCGGACTGTATCAGCTTCCGCCTTTTCCTCAGCGTCTATGATGTCAAAGGCTTCCCCGGCGTCCTCTTCCAGATTCCTGGTCATCCGCGCAGCCACGTCCTCTGTATCAGCGATCAGGGCAGCAGGTCTGCACAGGTCGTGCCTTGATGTCATCCAAAGGAAATCCAGTAAAAGCAGATGGTCCTTGCCTTCCGCTAATCTGGTGCCTCTTCCTACCATCTGGCAGTACAGGCTCCTGATCTTTGTAGGCCGAAGCACTACAATGCAGTCCACTGTCGGGCAATCCCAGCCTTCTGTCAGGAGCATAGAGTTGCACAGGACGTTGTATTTGCCCTGGTCAAAATCTTCCAGGACCTGTGCCCGGTCATCCGACTCTCCATTGACCTCTGCAGCCTTGAATCCGTGGGCGATCAGGATATCCCGGAACTTCTGGCTGGTCTTGATCAGCGGAAGGAATACTACCGTCTTCCGGTCTTTGCAGTAGGTCTCCATCTCTGAAGCGATCTGCTCCAGATACGGGTCCAGTGCTGTGCTGATCTCGCCGGCCTTGAAATCTCCGGAACTAATCCCTACAGAAGAAATGTCCAGCTGCAGCGGTATCGTCAGCGCTTTGATGGGGCACAGGTACCCGGACCGGATCGCCTGCGGGAGCGTGTACTCATAGGCCAGAGATTCGAAAAACTCACCCAGATCTTTCATGTCGCCCCTGTCAGGCGTTGCCGTAACGCCCAGGACATTTGCCCCGGAAAAGTGCTGCAGGACCTTCTGGTAGCTGTCTGATATGGCATGATGGGCCTCATCCACAATGATGGCGTCAAAGTAATCCGGCGCGAACTGTTCCAGACGCTTGGCTCTCATGAGCGTCTGCACAGACCCCACGACCACTCTGAACCATGATCCGATGCAGGACTGTTCCGCCTTCTCTACGGCACAGCCAAGACCGGTCGCCTTCTTCATTTTGTCTGCCGCCTGGTCCAGAAGCTCTCCCCGGTGGGCAAGGATCAGTACTCTGTCTCCCTCCCGGATCAGCCCCTGTGCCAGCTTGCAGAACACGATCGTCTTTCCGCATCCTGTCGGGAGCACCAGGAGCGTCGTTCTGACGCCCCTGTTCCATTCTTCCTGTATCGCCTCTATTGCTTCACGCTGATAGGGCCTCAGCTCCATGGCTGCCATATCAGTTTGCCGGGAGGAGCCGGTCTACACGGTTGAACATGGAGCTTGCGTACTGGCCTGTTCCGGGTTCATTCTTCACCTTCATGTATCCGGTCCTGCCGGGCAGTGCTGTGAAATTAAGCGGGCAAGGTTCGCCTTTTTTCTTCAGGCCTACAGATGAGAAAAGCTGGGACAGCTTCCATTCAAATTTGCTGTGCAGGAGATAGTTGTCCTTGATCGTCACATCTCCCTGATCGGAGTGGACAGTAAAGTAAACGACGGCCATGTTGCAGGGCGGCATCTTATCAGATCCCTGGCTCCGGGACCGCTCGAACTTCTCAATCGTAAAAGGATACTCACCGGGCTCCAGCAGGATAAATTCATCGTCTCTGGTAATGGTATCCCCGTCCCAGGAGAACTCCCTGCCCTCTCCTGTCTGCTGGGTCTGCTGATAGCTGTTCTGCTGATAGTTGTTCTGATAATTGTTGTTTCCACCGACATTCCATGCCATGATGTTTTACCTTGTCCTTTCTGTTAGTTGAACGGAATCTCTTCCGCGTCATTCATCTTCTGGATCTCTTTGCGGATGTCTGCCCACTGAGGGACCAGGAATCCGTCGATAATGGAGACTCCATCGTTCACGATCTTTGTATATTCCTTGACCGGCATCTGGGAATCAACATAGCCCCATACCGACATAAGGTTCTGGATATCCCATTCCGTGACGCCGTCAGCGATCATCAGGTCCCGAAGGTTCTTCTGGATGGCAGGGTCTACATCGAATCCAGCAGGAGCCTTCGGTTCTTCCTTTTTAGCTTCAGGCTTCTTTGCGCCCTTGTTGGCTTTAGGCGCTTCCGGCGCCTGGCTTTTTGCAGGCACATCCTCATGATGGTCGAATATGCTGCCCTGGTTGATCACCTGAATATCCTTTTCCTGCTGATCAGAGGAACCGGACTCAATCACTCCCCTGATTCCTTCATAGTCCAGAGGCAGGATCTCCGGCAGGCCGTATCTGTTCTTGGCGTCCCAGCAGGGATGATGCGTCGTATACATGACCCTCTGGCCGCCCTGGGCTTTCGCCTTGTTGCTGTTTTTGTCTTTGACTGCAAAGGTCTTGTAATTAGCAAAGAGCACCATGTCTGCCCATTCCTTCAGCAGGGCAGCGATGTTTGTCTTCTGGGACGTATAGAGCTTCATTTCCCAGCGGTCGTATGATCCCATCTCATCCGGCTGCTCGAATTTTCGCATGGCTGCGTGAGCCGTAACGACCACATTGACGCCCGCGTTCACGACATCCGTCAGCTCATTCAGGAGCTTGCCGAACTCTTCCTTGGCCCTCGCGTATCCTTTGCCGTATCCGAAGTCCTCAATGGACTTGACCTGTCCCGCACTGATCACATGAGCAAAGCAGGCCGCTTCCGCCCAGTCCGCCGTATCAATGACCAGTGTCCTGCAGATCTGCGGGTTCTTTTTGACCTCTGCGACCTCATCCAGAAGCATCTGCCAGGATGTGGGGGCCGGGAATCTTGCTACGTCGTACTCCTTGGTGGAGCCTTCTGTGTCGATAAATACCGGGTTCGGGAACCTTGCGGCGAATGTTGTCTTGCCGATTCCTTCCGGCCCGTAAATGACGACCTTCTTGGCCGTCGGCACAATCCCTCTGTTAATCGGAAATGCCATTATTTATTACCTCCTATCTTCCAACCTCCCGCTTTGGGAGCCGTCTTCTTTGCCGGTTCGGGTTCCGGATCCTCAGCCTCAGGCTGTACTCCGTAGCCGTCCTCAATGATGATGGAGCACTCGTCTCCGGTGCTGACCCTTGTAGCGATGACCTGCAGCCCTTCCTGCTCCAGCCAGACATTGAACTCATTCAGCGTTCGAAGGTCCATCTGCTCCAGCTTGTCCATGAGTACGAATCCGCACTGGGGATTGAGCTTCCGGATGATCGCTGTGGAGATGATCAGGCGCTGTGCCCCAGAGATACCATCCCATTTCTGTCCTTTGTAGATCAGCTCGCCGTTCTCAATGGACAGCTCCGGGAGCGGAAGGTCCGCACTGCTTAACAGGTCCCTGCGTGCCTGCCGGATCTGTTCGATCTCATTAGACAGCTGGATGTATTTCTGGCTGTATCCTTTGGCTTCTTCCTCTGCCTTCTCTTTGTCCAGATTGGCCCGGACCTTACGGTTGATTTCTTCAATGTTGGCCAAGGACTCTTCCAGCTCGGCCGTAGATTCATCCTGAAGCTGTGCGACATCCGTCCGTGCGATGTCTTCATCTGTAGCCAGCTGTTCGCAGATAGATCTCTTTTCAACCAGCTGTTTCCGAAGCTCTGTGATCCGCTTCTCGATAGCCTGGGCATCTTCAAAAGCTCTGCGCTTGTTGGCAGTGATTTCGTTCAGTCTTTCACGCTTTCTCTGATTTTCGCCGTTCTTTGCAAGGATGGCCTGCTGTTTCTGGATCAGCTCCATGGGACTGACCGGCTCTGCAGGGACGTCCGGATAATAGGGCTGTTCCGCAGCGTATTTAGTCTTTCGGTCAGCTGTCCGCCCGGTGATGGTCCGCTCGTCGAACAGCTTTTTTTCCTTCCGGTTCAATTCGTCCAGCTGAGGTCCCACTCCGATGATCTGCAGGAGCGTGTCCGCTTTTTCCTTGCCGGAGGCCTCCATGAACTTCGGGAGGTCCAGCGCCAGCTTTTCAATGAACTGATCCAGGAGCCTCTGGCCGGCAGCCTTCCCTGTCGGATCTGTAACCTTAAGCGCGGCGTTCTTTCCTTTGCGCTCCACGATCAGGCCGTTGTCCATGACGATCTTGATAGTGCCCGGCACCACTGAACCTTCCCGGTTGAGATTTGTAGGACGGTACTTCTCCCCGCCCAGAGCATAGGCGATGGCGTCCAGAACAGAAGTCTTCCCCTGCTCATTGTCACCGCCGATGATCGTCAGCCCGTTCTCGCTGGGCCGGATCCGGACCGCCTTGACCCGCTTGACATTCTCAATTTCCAGCTTATTTATCTTCATTCTTCTTCTCCTTCCCCTTCTGGATAATAAAGGCGTGCACCTCATCCTCTGTCCATCCGCCGTACTCCTTGCCGATATGCTCATAGGTCTCCCCGGCCTCACGTCTGGCCCGGAGGTCTGCAATGTCAAGAGGTCTCTTGCCGTCCGTCTGGACAGGCTCAGCGGCTTTCTCTGCCGCTCTCTGTTCAGCATCCTTTTTCAGGCGGTATTCGATTGTGACATCGGCAACGCCGTATTTCTTGGCAATCTTCACATTGGACCATCCTTCTGCCTTCAGCTGCCGAATCTCATCCATCGGCAGGTCGACCTTCTTTCCCATCTGTGTTTTCTTTCCGCCCTTCTTACACTGCTCCGGGGTGGACTGTCTGGGTATCACTTTTTCTTCCTCCTTCGCTACGTCCTCAACGATTTCCTGAATCTCTTTTGCCTCTCCCCTGCTGATGGCGCCTGCTTCTCTGGCGTCTTCCAGAGCCTCCGTAGCAGCGCACACGCTGCAGATTTTCATGCTCTCATCACGGCGGGAGACAGCGGGTGTTTCAAAGAACTGCCGTCCGCAGACCGGGCAGATATGCGCGCTGTTTACCTGTCTCTCCAGATTGGCTATGTATTCACCCTTCTGCCGGAGCTCCGTCTGCAGGTCGGAAATCTTCTCCGCTGTGGAGTTCTGCAGGGCCTGATACTCCGCACGAGATACCATGTCCGAAGCGCCTGTCAGGGCCTTATAGATGTTCCTGCCGTCCGCTAAATCATTGATAATGTCCATGCTGACAGAGCACTCAATCAGCTTTCTGTACTCTTCCAGAGGGATTGTGATACAATCAGTACAGGAATTGTTTCCCGGCCCCACAATGGGTGTTGCAGCGCCTGTGGGGTCATTTGTGTTTCCGATCATCATGTTGTTTCCTCCTTCGCTTTAAAATCCTGTCCATACACCATGGACGGGTCTACTGTTGTTTCTGGGATTACAAACCCGTCTTTCCGCTGGAGCCATGCCAGCTGATCGGGCCAGTTCATTGTCTGGGCGAATCCGTGATTGAAGAACAGACCCAGCT